CTGTCGGATCTCCTACCGTCAACTCGATCGCGCCGTCATTTTTAAAAAGTCCCGCCACTTCTTCGCTCGGAACGATCTCAATCTTCGGCTCGTATCCCATTCCCTCCAGGGTGTCAAACAGCTCATTGTTGATTCGCTGCATGTAGGCTTCCGGCTGCGCCATCGGGTCGATTCCCGGGAAGTAATGATCTCCGTACAGGGCCTTTGCCATCGCGTTGATGGCTGCCGTATTGCCCAGGATGTCGCTCAGTCCGCCGTACCGGTCTCCCACCAGGTTGATGATGTCGTCCCATCCCTGGTCGTGGACCTTCCCGGCCGCATAGTCCTCAAACTGCCGCCAGCCTTCCTGCGTCAGCTGACCGGTCTGATTGTTGAAGAAGCTGTCGTCCGCAGCCTCCGCCGGTTTCAGCAGCGCATACGCGCCCACCAGCCACGGGGCAGCTGCCGCCACCGCGTTCGCAAACGCAGTTCCCCAGCTGGCGCCCGCCGCTGCTCCGGCCTCCGCCGCAGCACCTCCTGTCAGCCCCTTCAGTCCGTTAAGCATCTGCAGGATGGACAGTGCTCCGCTGGTCACTTTTCCGACGGCCCATACGCCTACAATTGCTGTCAGTCCGCTCTTTACCTCGCTCCAGTTATTCTTTATCCATGTAAAGGAATTTACCAGCGTGTCGAATACACTCACAAAGTTGTTCACCACGTCTTCCGGATCGATGTTCGCCAGATCCGTGAATAGTTCGGATACCGCCGTTTCCATCCGTTCCAGCATTGCCTGGCCTTCCGGTTTCTGCAGATATTCCAGCAACTGTGCGAGCAGGCTGTCCAGCACCTCCGCGGCCCCCGTCAGCGCCGGGGCCATTCCGGCGAGCACTTCCTGTTCCAGGCTCTCAAAGTCGCTCTTCAGGTCGTTTACCGTATCGTTCAGCTTCGACAGCTTATCAATCGCATCATTTGATGCGACCGTTTCCGCATTCAGCGCCGCTTCATATGCCTCCCGGCCCATCTCGAACATCGGCTTCAGCGATTCCCACTTCTGCCCGAAGATCTCCTGCGCCGCGTTTGCCTGCTTGTACTTGTCGTCCAGGTTCATCAGCGCTTCGCCGGTCTCCCAGAAAATATCCTCCCAGTCCTTCAGCTGTCCGGTGTACTGGTCCTTTGTCCCCAGGACGCGCTTCTTGTTGATATACGGATCGACGCCGATGCCCATCAGCGTCTCCGTCATGTCGCCGATCCGGCCCTGCACCCGCTGCCGGGCCCGCATGATCTGCTCCACGCTGGTTTCCGCCCAGGTGGCCGCCATTTTCGCGACCCGCTGGTACTGCTCCGGCGTCATGTCGTACATCAGGGCCTTTGTCGCGATGTCGTCGGCCTTCGAGGCCTGTTCCATCACTTCGTTCCAGAGTGTCTCGCCCAGATGCACGGCCGTCTTCGCTGCAGCCTCCAGACCGTCCGTGATCCGGTTGATGCCGCTGATCACCTGGTCCAGGCTGATCTTCTTGCCGATCCCGTTCACGCTCTTCGTCAGCTGGTCCGCGCTGTTTGCCGCCTGCTGCTGGCTGCTGTCCAGCCCGTTCAGCGCGGCCTGCGTGTCCATCATGGCCGCCTGTGCGGTCAACATCTGTGCCTGCAGCTTCTGATAGCTGGTGCTCATCGGGTCCACGCCGGATTTCTGCATCTGCTGCAGCGCGTTGGCATACTGTTGCACCATGTTCTTCTGGGCGGACAGTTTCCCGTTCAGTGCCTGCGTTTTGGTGGTCATTGCCGCTTCTGCGTCACCGGTCGCCTTGAAGCTGCTCTCCGCAAACTTCAGCGCAGCGTCAAAGCTCTTGATCTGCGCTTTCGCTTCGTTGATGCTGCTGTTAAAGCTTCCCAGGTCCACGCCGAGCTTAACGTTCACGGCCATTCAGATCACATCCTCATCATCTTCGCATCATATACGGTCCGGTAGTAATACAGGTCGAGGATCTCCCCCGGCCGCATCCGGTTTATTTCGTCTTTTCTCAATCCTGCAATCAGCCCGTAGGAAACTACCCGCAGGTAGGTCAGCTCCCCGGCAGTTTTTTTGCGTTCTCTTCCTCCAGGCCCTCATCCACCGGGCCCTTCTCTTCCTTCTTCGCTTCCATCATGTTCCCGGCATTGATCTCCGCCATCGTTGCGATGGCATACCCCAGGATCAGCGCCGGCTTCATGTTCCGCAGCACCCATTTATCCGTCAGATTCGGCTCTTCGCCCTTTTCTTCCAGGCCAGCGTTTCCCAGGATGGCGATCAGCTTTCCCAGCTTTTCCAGCCGTTCCGGATCATTCACCACGCCGATCCGGATCGTCGGCTGTTCATTCGGTTTTTCCTCGTTTTCTTCTTTCGTAATTCCGAAAACCACGTCGTTCAGCTGGAACGCCGTGCATCCGATTTCTTTCTGAATCGCGACCATTTCATATGCGGAATAGCTCAGCGGCACCACGCGCCCGCCGATTCTGATATCAGTCATCTTACCCTCCTTTTAACGTGAAAAATCAGGGGGCCGGCTTTTTGGGCCGGTCCCCTTGTTGATTTAGGTTGTCGCGCTCACGTTCAGCATCGCGTTCAGCCACGCCTTCGCCGCCGCAATGGTGTCGAAGGAGTAGTGCACCCGCCACCTCAGCTCGTCGCTGCTGTCGATGTACAGGCCGGCGGCCCGTCCGTTCAGCGTCGGCGTGCCCCAGCTGATGGAGCCTTCCTTTGTCGCCGTTGCCTGGCTGTCTTCCGTGAACTTGATCTTCAGGATCACCCAGGCCTCGAACTTTTTCACGCCGTTCTCGCGCATCTTCCGGATGTACCCGAAGCCGCCGTACGGCGTCGCGTTGTCGCCTTCCCACTGGCCGCTCATCGCGCCTGAGAATCCGGTCACGCCGCTGATTCCTTCCACCTTTTCGCCGAACAGCAGCACCCGGTCGCTGTCACTCAGTCCGGTCGGCTCAAAGCTGGCCGTCAGCGCCTGCAGGCCGTTATCGTCGTCCACGATCCGGTCGTCGCCGTACAGCGGGTTGTCATTGTACGTCTTGTTGATCGTACAGTTCCGCGCTTCCTGGATCACGACGCCGGTGCCGTACACCGGCATCGACCCGTCCGTATGGCTCTCAAGCGGCGCGAACACCGGGTACATCATACCCACATTCGGTCTCGCCATTGTTTTTTTCCTCCTCAGTCTAAGCTCAAGTTTTCAATCTGTTCATTGAGCTTGTTCTCGATCGCGGCTGTTGCCGCGCCTTTGCTCCCGCTGAAGGCTTTCCGCAGGAACGGCTGTTTTTCCATGAAGCTTGTCCCGGAGTTGATTGCGTTCGCGATCAGCGGCACAGGCTTGGACGATGTTCCGCCTCCCATGCTGGCATGCCGCGCTTTTCCCTTGTCATTCACCTTGTACTTTGTTCTGGTGTTTGTCCGGGCGTGGTTCCACGTGATTGCGCCGTATCCGCTGTTCTGGAATCCGACGCTCGTGTCTACCCGCGAAATGCCTTTGTTGAATTTTGCAACACCGTGCCTTGCCTGCGTCAGGATGGCTTTTTCTTCCGGTGATGGTTTCCGTTTTTCGCCGTTCGCGGCATACTTAAACGGACTAGTTGCGATGCCCTGCACCGCTTCGCTGGCCTTGTCAGCTACCACCCGCGCTCCCTCAAAGAGCGCTACAGACGCAATTCCCTGCGCCTTTTCTCCGAGCTTATCCATTTTCTTCATCAGCTCGTCCATCCCGGAAACTTCAATGCTGAAGCCCATCCCGCTCACTCCTCAACCTGGAATACCCACTCCCAGTGGAACAGCCCGCTCTCGCGTTCGTTTCCGTGGTAGTTCAGGCTCCACGCGCCCTCGCAGTATTCCGTCAGTGTGCTCTTTATCAGCGGAATCCACCCGGCTCCGTCCTTCGCCTTGCTGTACAGGTCCATGCTGCCCTCATAAGCCTCCGCCTGTTTCAGGTTGTCCCCGTGCAGCGCGTCCGCTTCATAGTCCAGCGCAATGATCCCGTAGCTTTCGGTGTCCGGCCTGGTTCGCCAGTCGTTCTCCGCCACCGGCAGCGTCACGGTGTCCGGCTCTTCGCCCTGGGTGAGTGCCTTCATTGCCGTCACCAGGTTCTCGTACTCTGTCGGCATCTCATCCCACCTCCTGCGCTCCGGTTGTCGTCACGGGCGCCGGCGTCACGTCTCCCGCGTTCCCGGCCTTCCGCTGGATCACCAGGACCACGCCGTTCCAGTCCTTGTACGGATCGCTCCGCAGCACCTTCCAGCGTTCTCCCCTGTATTCCAGCTCCCGTTCCCCCTGATAGTCGCGGTCGTACGGGATCAGCAGCTTTGCCTCCGGCCTGAGACCTTCGCCGCCGCTCTGGTAGACCTCCGCCTGGGTGAGGCTCAACTCCTGGCACTTCACCGCCCGGCGTGTGCTTACAGGGTCCGTTCCGACCTCGTGCGCGTCCGGCTGGAATCCGATCAGCACGCAGCTGGTCAACATTCTCATTCCGTCACACCTCCGTAGGTCGTATACGCGCTGCTGATCCGCATGCTTCCCTTCATGGATTCGTATGCCTTCAGCAGGTTGTCGTAGTTCGGCGGGTTCCCGATCCGCATGTTGCACCAGGTGGCGATCGCCGTGATCGCCAGCTCATCCGTCAGCGTGCTGGTGTCCGTGATGGTCCACGTGCCGTCCTGGTTCTGCGTCCTTGTAATGGCCACCGTTCCCGGCAGCACGATCTCGGCCGTCTTCGTCAGGTCCAGCACCGCGGCCTTGATCTGGGTGACGATCTCGCCGTCATACCCGTCTCCGCTCACCGGCAGCATGCCTTTCACGTCCGTAAACATTGCTTCACCTTCTCCCCGCCATGTAGTTCTCGTATTCTTCCCTCGTGTACAGGTGCGTCGCCGGGCAGTGGGTATCCACCCACATTTCAAAGCCCGCGCAAGCGGCTCGTACACAAAAATGCCGGTCCTCGCCCCGCAACGCCTTCCGTATGTTCGGGATCGGCGTATAATCCACCCCGGCCTCGAACACCTTCCGCTTCACCAGCGTGCAGGCCCCGGTCATTCCCGTCCGGTACAGGCCCGGATTGTACCATTCCCGCTCCGGCGGGGTGTACTGGTCATACATCCAGGCGTTGCACCAGTGCTGTGTCCAGAAGATCTCGCTTACGATGTCCTTGTCCGCTTCAATCAGGCGGTACAGGGTCCACGGGTCCATGATCAGATCCGTGTCCACGCTGAGCCAGTAGTCGAAACCGCCGTCCAGCATCTTCCGGATCGTCATGTTCCTGAGTTCCCCGACCTTGTTCATCAGCCCGATGTTCCACAGGTGGTCGTCATCGGTTTTGATGTAATCCTCGCCGATCTCCACCTCGGTCCATTCAGCATCGCGGATCTCGCTCTTCAGATCTTCCCCGCAGCCATTCACCACAAAAAAGCGGCTGACCTCGTACCCTTCCGGCACCTCCAGAGCGTCCAGGCTCTTCTGGTATTCCCGGAAGATGTCCGTGTCCTGCCGCAGCGGCGCACAGATCAGGATCTTCTTCATGCCTTTATCCCCATGTTTTCCTGCCCGGCGTATACCGGCACGTGGGCGATATGCCCGACGCGCACGGTCGGCTCGCACCAGATCTCATACCCCAGCTGCTTTACCCGCCAGCAGAAGGCCAGATCCTCGCCGTAGTAGTCCGTCGGCTGGAAACACGTTCCGAACTTCTGTGTCACGGCCTGCAGCAGGTCCACGCTCGTCAGTACGGTCGCGAATCCGCAGCCGTCCACCCGGAAGGGTTTCAGGCCCCAGTCCTTCACCTGTGTCACTTTGTTCTTTTCGATGGAGGTATAAACGCACGGCCCGTACGGCGGCCGGCGCGATACGAACGCGCCGCACACCATGTCCTTCCCGACTTCCATCAGGTCGTCCACCACCTGCTCGTTGAAAACCATGTCGGAATCCAGCCACAGCACGTGGGTGTAGTGCTCGTTGATGGCCTTGTTGGCCAGGCGGTTCCTGGCGTAATACACCAGCGTTCCTGCGATGATCTCCACGTCGTAGGCCACATGCCTCCGCGACAGCTCGCTCTGGAGCTTGGACAGGCTCACCACAAAGTCAGCATGAACGTAATCGTTCGTAGGTATCGCGATCAGCAGCCGTACTGCCATTACTTTTTACCTCTCGTCGTTTTCTTCGTCACCGTGCGCTTCTCCGGTGTCTCGATCTGCTCCCGGATCTCCACCGGTTCAGCCAGCCCGTACTGCAGGAGAAAAGCGGCACGGTCCGGAGACACCTCAACGATGTCTCCGGCCGCGCACTTTTCAATCCTGGTCGGTTTTACGATCCGGACCTTCATCAGGTGGTCACAGCGGCGGCAGGCTTGCACAGCCGGACCAGGCGGCCGGGAGCGGTCACGCCGAGGCCGACATACTGACGGGCCACGACCTTCACCAGGTCATCCTCCGCCAGGGTCAGATCGTCCCACTTGATGATGACATCTTCGCCTTCGGGGTAGTTCGCCTGGAAGGCCTTCAGGTCGCCGACCAGGCCGTACATCGCGTTGTCGCTGGCGCTGGAATACGCCGGCAGGGCGCTGCACTTGATCACGGTCACACCGGCGAACGGATCAATGGCGAAGTTGCCCGCAGCGTACGCGTTGTTGAAGCTCTGGATGGTCAGCGGGTTCAGCACCACGCAGATGTCGGTGGCGTCCTCGCTCAGCTGGGCCGCAGCGTTCTGCACGGTCATCACGGCAGGCGCTTCGGTGGCCTTCGGGATCGCGATCACGGTGGAGCTGTGGCTTGTGCCGGCGGCGTTGGCCTTCGCGATCAGGTTCGCCACGACCTTCTTCAGGACGCGGTACGCCATCTCACGGTAGATGTAGCTGACGAACGCTTCGCCGCCCATCGCAATGGCCTCGTCGGAAATGGTGATCCATTTCTTCACGTTGCCGGGCTTCAGCTCGACCTGGCCGATCTCCAGGTTCTCTTCGGTGAGGCCGGTGGCGCCTTCACTGTGGTTGTAGGCGTCGTCCGCGCTCTTCTCGAACGGAACCTTCAGGTTGCCGCGGAAGTAGGTCTTCGCGATCCGGCTCAGGAACTCGTTGGATTCCCAGGCGGTCTTCACGATGTCTTCCACGATCACGGGAACCGGCACATCGCCGGGGGTGTCGGCATTGGCGCTCAGCAGGGCGCGGCACTCCTTGTCATCGCCGCTGATGATGTACTTCTTGTACGCTTCGCAGTACGCGGCGCTGGAGCGGATTTCCTTCATGTCCATGTGTTTTTCCTCCTCGTGTTCTTCTTTGGTCTCGCCGAGCTTGCCCTCGGCGATCTTCTGCCGGAGTTCTTCCTCTTCGGCAGCGGCTTTCCGCAGCTCTTCCAGCTGCGCTTCCAGCTGGGCGGATTCCTCCACCAGCCGGCGGGCTTCCTCGTTCAGCGCTTCCAGATCGGCTTCCGGGGTTTCCAGAGCAGCTTCGATCTCAGCCTTGCGCTGTTCGATCTCGCCCTGACGGTTCAGGATCTCTTCACTCGTCATGGTGTTCAGTGTCTCCTTTCAGGATTCTCCGGATCTCTTCGATCTGGGCTTTGCGCGCTTCCTCGGCCTGAACCTCCTTCAGGACCTCGGCGATCAATCCGTCGCCGACGTTGCGTGCGCTTATTTCAGTCGCGTCATTGGCCGGTAACGACACGGCAGAAACATCAAACAGTTTTCCGATCTTCGTGATCGTCCGCAGCACGGTGATATGCCCGTCCGCATCTTTGGTGATCTTCTTCTCTTCTCCGGTCACGGTGAAGCCGAAGCTCATCTTGTTGGTGTACCCGCCCTGGATCTCCTCGAACAGCTGGCGGCCGATCTCCGTCCCGCCCAGGTTGGCGCGAATCCGGAGGCCGTGCTCATCCGCTTCCAGGTCCAGGGTGCCGTTGGCGATCCGGGCGAACACGCGGCCTTCGTGGTCATACTGCATGATCACGTCCGTCATGTCCGTCTCGGCGAACGCGTTCCGGTCCACCTGCTCGTTCACTGTCATTTCCTGGTCCCGCCACAGCTGATACGGCTGGTTGAACGTGGTGGCGTAACCCTCCACGATCTTCGCGCCGTCCTCCGCCGTCCTGGTCTCCATCAGTCCGGCGTCGATTCTGCGGTACTCCCGCTTGTCCAGTTTCATCGGCATCTAAATCACTCTCCATTCTGCTTTTTCCAGTTCCGCAAACCTTTTCTCGCCCAGCGGCTTCCGGCAGCCTGCGTAGTGGGTGATATACGGGTCTGTCGTCCGTTCCGTAATGTGCCCGGCGTCGTTCCACCGCGGGTCCAGCTTCAGGATCTCGCCCTGGCAGAACACGTTCAGCGCATCCTGGTCCATCGCCGTCAGCTTCTCCCGGTTGGCCAGGTCGATCATATTCCGGTACCGCCCGGAGGCCCTCAGCTGCTGCAGGTCCATCAGTGCCACCCCGGCATTGAAGTACCGGAACGGAAACTTGCTCCGCACCGGTTCCTCCACCATCGCCAGCACATTGCCCTTCATGTCCATGTCCAGCAGCGGCCCGATGTCCTTCTCGATGATCACGTCATCGTCCAGGCGCAGTATCCTGTTTTCTTCCGGGAAGATTTCCGGAAATGCCAACGGCAGCAGGCATGTGTATGTCCAGTGCGTTCCATAGTTCGGCCCGCCCGGCGTGAACCACGTTTGCCCGCTCACGTTTTTGCACCGGATCACATCCGGCAGATCCTCCGGGAAGTCATCGTCCTCAATCAAAAACCACACCCGGTCCATCCTGGTGTGGTTCAAAAGGCTTTTGGCGCTGGCCGCCATCATGCGGTAATAATTCCGCGTCGCGAAGTACGCTGCAACCCGTCTCATGGATCTCCTCCCAGTTCCAGGCGCTTCCCGAATGAGAAGGCCGCGTTCCGGTCGTCGATGTACACGTCCGCGCTGATCTTCCGTGTGTTCCCCTTGTATGCCCTGATCCGCTCCGGCATGTTATCGTTTACCCGGTCAAACCGGAGGCCCTGCTCCCTGGACCAGTTCACGGCCTCGTCCAGCATCTTCCCGCTCCGGCAGGTGAACAGGATCACTGCGGCCCCCGCTTCCTGTTCCTCCGCCAGCTGGCGTATCAGCTCCGTGTTCGGCTCTCCGATCTTCGGCCACTTGTTCTCACACAGCGTCCCGTCGAAGTCCACCGCGATCACGCGCTTCATGTTTCACCACCGTCCGGCTCCGGATCTGTGATGCTGTAATACTCACCGCGTGCCGGGATCTGGCTTCCGTACGGTTCCGGCAGCGGTGCCAGGTTCTCGATCTCGCGCAGCTCGTTCCTGGTCATCAGTCCGCGGTCCGCGTTTGTCTTTATGGCTTCCAGCTTGTCCTTGTTGCTCATATACTGCAGCCGGTTGCTTGTGAAGAAGATCTGATTCCCATATCCGATGCGCTCCCGGTCCGTGAACAGCATCCCGCTCATTACCTCGCTCAGCTGGATGGCAATCCATTCGATCATGCCCTCGTAGAAGGCCAGCCACTCGTCGCCGATCGCCTTGTTCTGGATGATTCCCTCGTTCACGCCGAAGTAATCGAACACGTTCTCCTTGATCAGCTTCTGCTGGTCGGCGTCCACCTTGTAGGCCTCCTGCTTCAGCTGCTGCACATTGTTGTACGTGTTCGGGAACAGGATCACGCCGCCGCTAGTCTTTTTGTTTCCGAAGGTGGAAGCATTGAACCGCTGCATCTCTTCGGCCAGGTCGTCGTCGCTTGCCCAGTTGTCGCTCTGCGCGCTGAACCGGTATGTCGCGCCGTTTTTGATGCCCTCGCTGATCCCCTGGCGCTGCATCCCGATCAGGTCCAGCACCGGCTCCATCGCCTTGTTGCTCTCGCCGAACAGCTCGTTCTTGTACTGGAACCTGTTCAAGATTCCGACTTCGCTTAGCTTCTCGGCGCGGTTCTTTCCGCTCTTCAGGTGGAATCGCACATACGGCTCATCCTGGTATTCCACCAGTTCCCACCGTTCCGGGATGATGTTGATGATGCCGGTCGCGTTCCCGAAATCGTCCCGCGTCTTCACCAGGAAAGCATTGTTCCGCACGCCCAGGATCGTCGCCGTCTGGTACTGGAACTTGCTCCACTCCTGGAACACGTTCGGCCGCACCTTCAGCCGGTTTTGCAGTTCCGGCTTCGCCGTTCCCTTGATGTTCAGCTTCAGCTTCGCCGCGTGCCGTCCCCATGCGTCCAGGCTGGCCCGGATCAGTTCACTCTCATAGATGGAGCCGTGCCAGGTTGTAAACGCCGGCGTATACCCCTCCAGCATCCTGAACGTCCTTGCCGCCCGAAGCGCCGCCGGCTGTTCACGCCTGCCGAAGATCTTTTCCAACATTCCCATACGTCTCTCACTCCTCCGCCGGTTGTTTCCGGCTGCCCTTCTTCAGGTTCTGCAGCCTTGTCCCCAGCTCTGCCCACTTGAATTGCCTCATGGCCATTGCGTCCAGCAGCGCGGCCATTCCGTCCACGTGCGCGTACTTGCTGATCTTCACCAGCTTTTTCCGCGGGTGTGCGTTGTCCGTGTTGCTCTCCATCTGCTGAGCGCTGTCCGCCATGTGGATCTTCAGCAGATCATTGTCGTCCATATCCCGGATGCGTCCTTCCCTGAGCAATCCCTCAAAGGTGTCGCTGACGTTGCTCAGGTTGAATCCCTGCGTCACGGTGTCCGTCTTGAAGCTTTTCCCGTTCAGTTTCTGGATCAGCTCCATCGCGGACCATCTGTCCACGCCCAGCATCAGCGGGTAGATCTTGTACTTCTTCACCAAATCCATGAACCAGATCAGCACGTCGTTATTGTCGATCAGTTCATCCCCGGACAGGCTCAGGAACCCCTTCCGCAGGTAGATCTCATACGGAATCCCGTCTCGCTTTGTCGCCTCATCCAGCCTGTTCTTCGGCAGCCAGAAGTGGCTGTGCACCCACAGCACGCCGTCGATCTCCGTCACAATACAGGCGCTTGTCAGGTCTGTCGTTTGCGACAGGTCGATACCGCCCACGCAGTAATGCCCGCGCAGATCCTCCAGCGGCTTCCGCCATCCGAAGGCCTTCTCCGTATCCTCCGCCCGCATCCATGCAACGGAAAGATTTTGTTTCAGGTTTGCGAATTTAACTTTAAATTCGATCTCCTTCGAGATTGATTCGTGTGCGATGTCGATCTGCTTCCGGATGAACTCCTGCGTCACGCTCTCGCCCATGCCCGGCAGGCTTTTCTGTAGCTCTTCCAGGTCGTCCCATTTCTCCGGGTCGTCGATCATGTACAGGATCGGCAGGATGTGCTGCTCCCGGCTGTTCCCCATCAGGAACCCCGTCGAGCGCTTCATCAGCTCATCGAACAGGCCCTCGTTCTCATACCCGCCGGAGCTGATTGCCATGCCCAGAGGTTCCGACCTGGCACCCGTGCCGGATACCATGACTTCCCATTGCCGCAGGCCGTTCGCTCCCGGCCATGCGGCCACCTCGTCAGCTACATAAAACTGCGGGTTGTAGCCGTCGCTTTTCTTGCTGCTGAACGCCAACTTTTTGATGGTCGTGTTCGTTTCCTGGACCATCAGGCCGCGGTACTTCGTGCTCCGTGTGATCGCGTCAAGCTCCGGCTCCGCGTGCACGTTGAACTCCACCGCGGAGTACACCAGGTCGCTCTGGTCAATCTTGGGCGCCAGCATGTAAAGCTCGCTGCCGAACTCCCCGGCTGCGTAGGCCATATACGTTGCGATCGCTGCCGCCAGCAGTGTCTTGCCCTGCTTCCGGCCGATCACCCAGAAGACCTCGGTGAACTGCCTCCGCCCGCCGGCGTCCACGATACCGAAGATCAGGCTGATCGCTGCCTTCTCCCACAGGCTCAGTATGATCCTCCGCGGCGCGAGCGTTCCCTTGTTATGATGGCAGAACCGTTCGATGAACCTGATCGCGTTCTCCGCCAGCTTGTGATCATAGAACCATCGCTTCTCGCTGATCCCCTGGATGATCACCTCATACAGCAGGCGTATCCATTTGCCGGTATTGACGCCTCCGGTCTCGATCTCGTTCCAGTATTGCAGGATCGCGCTCTCCGCCGTCATGTCCGCGACCGTCTTCAGCTTCTTCATGGCCGCGCCCTCAGTGCAGCCGGAACGCGTCCAGGTCCCGCTTCGCTTTTTCCACCCTGGCGCCCCGTTCGCTGATCATGCTCCCGATCGTGCTCAGGCACTTGTTCGCGCTTTCCACATGGCGCGGCAGTTCGCTCAGCAGCGGGTGCGCCACTTCCACGTCGCCGGTCTTGTAGGTCTTCAGCACCGTCAGGCCGTCCTCCGCCAGCCGGTCCCGCATCTGGTCAATCAGCCCGGCCTCTTCCGCGTAGATCCGCGCCGCTTCCTGGAAGTCCTGCTCCCCGTCAATCTGGTAGCTCTTCCCGAAGCTGATCATTTTCCGGTATATTGACGCGGGAGTGAGCCTTTCATTCGGCTTGCGTGCCTTCACCCGCTTCGGGGTGCTTTTCTTCGTCACTCCCGCGCCGTTTGTCTTTTTCTTCGGCGCTTTGTCCAGGAACGCCACAATCCGCTCCTGCTTCGCGCCCTTCGCCGGCTTTTTCGCCCCGGCGTCCACGGTGTCCAGGATCTCGGCGAACTTCGCCTCCTGCTCAGCTGCCGGATCGGCCGCTGCCGGTTTTTTCGTCCTGGATCTCTTCCCCGTCTCCGGCGATCTCCCGGCGATCTCCGCCTGTTTCATCTCTCCCTCCTGTGATCTCATCAAAAGTCGTGCGAACTCATCAAAAAAACGGCGCGTTTTTCGCGTCGTTTTTGACGGTCCCGAACCGGTTCTTTCATTGTGGCGCGCCCGTGGGCGCGCGGTCCTCCGCGCCCTCGGCGCGCCTAATCGCTA